TTGGAGTTCCAATGTGTTGTTCTTCTTCCATTGTATATCTATTCTTAGTTTTAAAGAAATCAAATGATGTAATAGTTACTTTGCATTGACAATGATTGAGTAGCCAATAGATTGCAACAAATCCAGTTGTTGGTCTATAATAGTTATACCTAATTGTCATTTGATTGTATTCAAACACATTCCATAACCAAGCTTTTCTCTTAACCCAATCAGGCATACGTTCTGCTCTCTTACCATCTTTTTCAAAGTTAAGTCTTACAATGCAACGTATATCAGGAATCTCTTTAAGCATATTATGTCCCTCGTACACTAGATTGTTAATCCATACATCACATGGTTTATCTTGAACTCCAAGATTCATTCTAACTATTGAATTGTATTTACTGTAATCAATCTGTTTTATCTTCTCACCATTACCAATGAGTAAAACATTCTTGCCTTTAAAGTATTCGTAAGGATTAAACATTTCTAATAACTGCTGTGTTTGGTGTTAAGTGTTTGTGCATTTCAATCGTATGTGGTTTGTGCAGGAAGTTAAATGACTGAACTATATCTGCATCATGTATTACAACTGTATCTGTGTGCTTTAGAACATGGTTAAGATGTTTGATTCTGTCTTTAACTAATTGTTCGTGATCTAATAAGCACATTCCAAACCTTTGTGTTAATGGTATTTCTTTTGCAAAATCTATTTGTATTTGCTGATAATGTGAACCGATTAAATAGTCAAATCTTCTAGCCCAGTTAATCTCTTGGACAAATGATATTAATTTAATTCCTTTAGCTTTTGCTATCTCAACTAACAATGGTGTAGAATAATAACCACAACCAGTTTCCATTATATCTTCGTTACAATTTAAAGCTTCTCTTACAAGTATCTGTTGGTGTGTTGCGTAAATGTCTATGAATTGTTTTTCTTCCACCATATATTTAGAAATATCTGTAATGCCTTGATTATCAGTTGTTAATAAATAATCAACTTTAGATAGTTTGTTCTCTTTAAAAGTATTCCAAATAGAAGTTCCAACTCTTACTGCTCTATCTAAGTTTGTGTAGATTAAACAGTCTATATGAGTGTAACCTTTATCAATAGCTGTCTTTAGTCTTTTGTTGCCGAATATGCAGATCAAATAATCACTAGCCCAAAGTATTAAAGGATTAAATAGATTATCAATCTCAGGTAATGTTTTTAATCTGCGTTTAGCTAGATTATCATTCAGGTATAAGTTATCTCGTTCTGATCTTACTTTAAGACTAAGCCAATTATGTTTGTCAAACTGATTTGAATACTTAATGAACTTAATTGGTACTGAGACTATGTTTGGATTCCTGCATTGACTCACGAATCTTTTTTCTAATAATTTCTTTTCCATCTTCTCCAGTCCAATGTATTGTTTTAGCTATATCATTATTCTTGCCTAATCTTAAACCATGATAATTGTCAGGTAATCTATTGATCTTAAACTCATGTGCTACTTTGTTAAATGCTTCCTGATCTGATCGTTCTTGTCTCATCTCGCATCTGTCAAACCATTTGTCTAATACCTTTTTATCTTTGATACCTACAATACCAGTTTGCCATCTGTCAGTTCTAACTGCATGATCTTTAGATAATAGGTAGTCGTCTTTAATCATATCAAACATATCAGATATATCTTCTTTGATTTCTATATCGCAGTCTAACCAGATTATTTGTGTTGCAGGAACTTGCATTATAGCTTTAGGTTTGTAGAACCAAGTTCTGTCATCTGTTGCAACCATAAGTTCATTTGGATATTTTTTAAGCATACCAAAGTTAGCTATGTATAATGGAATCTTAATATGCTTGTGATAACCTTCTAAGAACCAATCTAGTATGTCTATGAAGTCTCTATTAGCACCAGTTACAAAAGCTTTCATAATTGTATCTTAACTGTATTCGTATAAATGTTAAACCAATCTTTTGAGTAATCGCAGTTCTCATACTTCTCAAAGTAACAACCACCTTCTGTAAAGTGTATGTTCTTAGCATTAGCATTGTATGGGTATTCGCCAACTAACCAATTCCATTCTAAAGGTAAACCACCAACCTTATCAGTCCATTTGAATTGATGAAGTTCTAATCCTGATGCAGTATCAACATATTCTTTTGTAAGCTGTTTACACTTGTCAGTATTCATTAGCATTAGACTAGACCAGTTCTTTTTCTCATAAACAGTTTGTATTTGATTGCCGAACTTAGATAAGTGCTTAGGTATATAATCATGCTGACAAACCATAACTGCATAATCATCATTTCTTAAATCCCATAACTCTTTGATGTCAGAAGTAAACAGCATATCGCAGTCTAAAAATAATGCCCAACCTTTGTACTCCATAAGGTAAGGAACTATAAATCTACTAAATGAGAACTCAGTAGATGATAAACTGTTTCTTGGTCTTGTGAATGAGTCTTTAAGGTTTGGAAGGTATAGTGGTGTGAATCTTACTGGTACTGAACTATGTCTTAGTATGCTCTCGCTTAGTATATGATAAGCTATTTTTTCTTTGCTATCATAACCAATAAAGACATTAATCATTGTCTCTTAGTTTTTTTAACTCTATTTCTTTGATCTGAAGTTCCTCGTTTAATCTGTCTATTTCTTTTTTAAGTTCGTAAATGATTACTTCAAGATCGTTAGACCCTCGTTGCTTCTTATCAATCATGCTTCTTGGCTTTTTTCTTCCACACATTTGTACATCAAATCCTTATATATAATACCTTGTTCGTTTAAAGTTTCTATAATTAATTCGCCTTGTTTCTCGCCGAATCTATTACAATCTTCTAAAGTCTTGAAGGTTCTACCATCTTCCATCTTTAAAAATATGGGTCTATACTCCTGCCCATTAAAGATCAGCAAGAAGAATACTACAAAGTATTCCACTACTTTTTTTTATTCTGATATGCCCTCAAATATCTTCTGCCTAAAGCTACTGCTTCAGATTTGCTTTTACCTCTATAACCCCAAGCTTCTAAGCTTAGTTTTAATCTAGTCTTACGACCCTTCTCATCAAACAATCTACCTCTAGCACTACCCATTCTAACTAAGAATGAACCTTTGCGTCTTAGTTGCATTGGCGAACTTGGACGACCTTTTACTGGTGGTCTTAGATTGCTACCAGTTGCACGATTGTATCTTGCTCTACCTGATGCTGATAATCCACCACGTTTATTCTTATCTGAACTTCTTAAACTAAATCTTCTCATATTTCTTTGTGTTAATACTTATTGGTGCTTGTCTTTTAACTTTTAAATTATGACGTTTGGAAAGTAAATCAATAATACATTTATGACAAGCTTTTATGTGTTGCTCTAACTTGTTAATCATTAATCTTTTGCAGAATATACATTTACTCATTTTCAACTTCTTTTAGTTCAATAAATTCTTTTGGTTCTTCAACAATGTCATAGATCGGTAGTGGTACATTGTCATCAGTATTTTGTACTTTGTCAGATTGTCCAAGATAAACTTTACCAAGCCACATAGCCATTATGCTAGAATTTAGTTTAGTAGCTATATCAAATTGTGTTTTACGAATAGTTTTTTTTGCTTGTGCAACCCCAAGTTCGTATGCTTCTTGTGCTAATTGATTTCTTTGTATTGTAGATTCTGAGCAACCAATAATTCTGCCAATTTCTTGCTTACTACACATATAACTGGCTAATTCTTTTATCTGGTCTAATATTTTCGGTGTAAAGTCAAAAATCGGTCTCCCTCTACCATTTTGTTTGTCTATTACTTGTATATCTTTAGCCATATTAACCGATTGATGTATCGTAATATGCTAATTATTCTTTTTTAAGGGATTTGTAAAGGAAGTCAAGTAAATCTTGGTTTTGGTAAAGTACATGACATAGTCCATTACCTATTGAATTGCATACAAGTTCTTCTGCTTTTGCAGATAAGTCTAGTTTGTATTCATCATGTATCATGTGGCAGATTTCATGAAGTATTGTGTTTGCCATTTGGATATTGTCTAGTGATTTGTCTAAAGTAAGTGTGTTTGTATCTGAGTCAAATTCGCCAAATATCTTTTTCTTAGATGCTTGTTCTTTGTCTATTAGGTTTAGATTAATAATCCTGCTTCCAAAGGTTATCTTATCTAAGATCATTTTCTTTTAAGTCTTTTGGCTATGTAAAGGTTCTTAACGAAGCTAGATTTCTTGCCGAACTTTTGTCCAGCAGATCGTCTTGCAGATTTATAAGCTTTAGATTTTTTATTAAAGGATTTTGGTTTGCCTAGTCCTCTTGGTCTTTTAGTTTCCCAGATTGGTTTTTTCATTTCTTTTTTCTCGGCATTTTTAATGGTTTAGGTTTATAAACTCTATAAGTACCTTTTGTTTTAACTTTGTTTGTATAAAGTTTGTTTAGCGAAGTTGATGTTGTCTCATTTGCCATTGTTTAATCTCTTGTTTCTTAGCTTGTTAAAATGTTTCCAAATAATCTTATCTAAGAACTGGTTAATCTTAATTAGAAACTTTATCATATCTTGTCTTTAATTTTATTAATCATTTTGATTATCTCAGTTCGGTACGTTTGTGAAGTAGAATAGTTTTCAAGTGTTTCTGCAAGTTTAACTGGGTCTTTTGTTCTATTTCTTAAATTTCTAAATTCTGCGTAATGATGATTGTTGTTTAATATGTTTATATAATCTTTAACTGACTGACATTTTGATTTGTAAGTTTTAACTCTCCATTTAATTGATGGGTCTTGTTTTAAAGGTAGCATACCATTTTGACTCCAAATTCTAATTCCAAATAAATTATTACCCTCTCGTGCAAACCGAGACGTTCCATAATCAGATTCTACAATTGCTTGTGCTATTATTAATGCTGTTGGGATTTGCTGTTCCTTCCTTATGTCTAGGTTATGAAAAGCAATACATTTCTGCATTGATGATATAAACCTTTCGCTAGACATAACTTCAATCTTAGGTTCATAAAAAGAACCTATCTTCCTAATTTCATCTATTGTTTTTTGTCTTATGATAGACTTGGTGTAATCATTCGGAAAGAATGAGCCAAGTACAAACACAAAAAGCAAGAATAGACAAATACATGAGTATTCCCATAGTCTAATAGACAGTAGTTTAGTGTTCATTGGTTTAAGGTTGATAACCTTCCAGCTTTACAGCTTATCTTTGATTGAGTTTATTCCTCGTCAGAATCTAAATCTTCATCATCTGAATAATCTTCGTCCATGTCCTCGTCAGAATCGTCATACGTTTCTTCAGATTCCATTTCTTCAAGATGATCTTCTAGCATTTCTCTTAAAGCATCTAGTTCTGTATTGATCTTGTCTTGTGCCTTTTCAAGTTTAGCTATTACCTTTTCTATTTTCATAACCAGTTCTCCTTTTAGTTAATGCAGTCCGAATAAAGATATTTTGTGGTTATGTAAATATATAATTTTTAAAGAACTAAATAGATAATAAAATCAGGAGTTTAATTTTGACAGCACCCATTTTTCAAAATCTTCTGCGTCAAGTTTTTCACGCATAATTTCAAATTCGTTCTTTTCTTTAGGTTTTTCAATGATCTTGGTTTTTAAGTCTTGCAGGGTAGGTAAGGTAATTTTCTTAGGTAAACCAGTCATACTGCTTAGACTTAACATATTTTTATCTATACTAGTAGTATTAGTAGTAATAGTTGTTGTTCTGTTTGTTAGTTTTTGGTTACTTTGAGGTTCTATATCTTGATATTTGCTATATTTTACAATGGTATATATGCTTAAATTTTTGGTTAGTTTTTGGTTGATGTTGCCAGATTTTTTTAAATTCTTAATAATGGTTTTAATGTTCTGCAAAGAAATATTAAATTTTCTAGCTAAATCCCTATAAGCTATTGAAACATCACCTCTATTCAAAGTTAATTTCTTTTTACGATAAACAACCTGAGATGATTTATGTGAAGCCATAGCAACCAAGTAAATAAACACAGCAACCTCTAACTGATTATTAAAATCCTTAGAGTTAAAAATCTTCCTATGTAAAGCTATCCAACCATCATTCATTTTAAATCTTCCTTAACAAGTTCTATAACTTTATTAGTAAATGATTTAAGACCATTCTTCTGGGTGTCTTTTACTGATGCGTAAATTGAGAACCCAGACTTTTTATAATCTTTGCCAATCTGAGCAAAAGATTTTTTAGTGATTGATCTAATTACTGCTAGTAAAACTTTATTATGTGGAACTTCAAAGAAGTTAATATCTTTGTATAGTTTTTTATCGCAAAGAATCTTTTTTGTTGATTCTGATATGCTCTCGGTAGTTAAGTTTGCCATTGTACCTTCCTATGCTTTTAAGTTGATTAATTTTCTTACAAGGAGATATAGTACTTAATTTCATAGAAATCAATATAGGATTTATATTAAATTTATTAAAAAATTCTAATTCGCCTATTTCATGTTGCAGGTTATGGCAAGTAAAACACATTGGAATACAATAAGAATCATCTCTAACACCTTTGCCTACATTACCTACTTTTGGGATTGATCTTATATGACAGCATTGAACCTGAGTATTGTTTCCACAAACTACACAAGGAAATGATGCTACGAACCTTCTATGCTTTTCTGAATTGATTATATTTGCCTTCGGAACTTGCACTATCTTTTTCTTTTTTTAGCTTTTCTTGCAACCGATAAAGCAATAGCAACTGCTTGTGCTTGTGATCTGCCTGACTTAATTTCTCTACGAATATTTTTAGAAATTGATTTTTTACTATAACCTTTGATTAGTGGCATTGATTCTCCTATGTTAAACGTGGTGTAAGGGAAGGCACTTACACCACAATTAGTAGTATTATCAATAATAGAACAAAAT